AATTCTTTAGTAATCAAATCAGCAATGACAGGTTTAATTTTAGTTATGAGAATTGCATCTTGCATTGCTTTTCTATCTACAGTTTTATATATTGTTAAATTCTTAACAGTTGAATCAATAACACGCTTTCCTCTTTCCATTGATTGATTTTGATATTGGTTTCCTTCGTCGTCAGAAACGTCTGATTGAGTCTTGATAGCATCACCAGATTTCCATGCTCTATAATAATGTTCAGCAAAACTCTTAACGCTCTGACTAATTCTATGTCTTGAAACAGAAACAAACTGAATAATACCTTCAACATTTGCTGTTTTAATATCGTTTGTATATTTTTTTTGTAATTCTTTTGCAAGGTGAAATAAACTATTTGCGATTGTTTTTTCTCTTGCGAATAAATGAGTTTTTGTAATAGTTTCAAGAGCATATGAAAATACTTCTTCGCTACAAAATTGTTTGAAATGTCTTTTCATAACATGGGCATATTGTCTTACCATATGGTATACTAATGTACTGTAGTACAAATTATTATTTCTATTCTTTAATGCATACCACATTATGAAAAGCAATAGGTTTGTTGCTGGTTCATTTGTAATGTTGAAAGATTCAGCAACAGTTCCTTTATACATTCTTTTAGCAAAATCTTTTAAATCCTTATCCGTCAAACCAACCGCATTTAACAAAGTATGATATTCTTTTTTATGAGATGGAATATAACAAGGACGGGACAAATTATTCACATCATTAGAAACAATCTTCAACATAGTTCGTTGTAGATTGGAAGGATTTATTTTTGATTTTTCTAATAAAATATCCATAATTATTTAAAAATCTTAACCTCAATATCATCTTCTGTAAAATATACATATTCAGGACCATATTCTAATAATTGTTCTTGAGTTAAATTAATCAAATCAAAATTAAAGAATATATTAGAACCAGGTTTTATAAGTCTGCAATGTTCTACACCATCTACATTCTGAACTACATCAATTATTTCAGATCTATAAAGGTCAGCTTCAATTCCAAACCTATCACTGAATGCTTCGACTAACGCGTCACGCACTGAAGACGCAAGATCTGAAATTGAACCTGTATATTCGCTTGTTTGAAATACATCTAATTTTATTTGTAATGGAATCATATAATTAGGAAGAATCCATCCAGCAGCTCCGTACACATATTTATATCCTTTATTTGTAACATAAACAATATCGTCTGTATTTGGTTCAGTGAAATACCATGAAACTGTTGTGGAATCTATAGATGTAGCATCTGTAACAAGAGCACATTGTGCTATCTCGCCCTCATGCCCAGCAAAATCTCCTTGACCATTTAATACGATATATCTATCACCATTGGTACAAGGGAAATCAGGACCGCAAGGATTACCAGGATCGGATTTAAAATCAATAACAGGCAATGTATTTACTTCATTCAATTGCATATTTTGTAAACTACCAATTGTATTACCGAATTTAATATTAACAAAATCGGTTAACATTTTATAGTTTTGGAATTGCAAACTCGTCAAAAATGTCTGTAATACTAATGTTTCAAATTCTCTTTGATTAATAGAATCGTAGTATTCTTTTTGAATCACAGGAATGTCGTAAACTGTATAAGTTGTACTATCCTCAATTACAACATTAGATCTAGTGTAATTAGTCAATGATTGAATAAGAATAAATGTATTTTGATACCTTCCTATCAAACCTTCAGAAGGATGTTGTAATGTAAAATAATATGTTAATTCTCCTTCATCTATTACTGAATAATCAGGGAATTCCAGTATAAATTCTTTTGCAGTTGAATCGTTTATCATATTATAAACTGCACCAGTTTCTAAAATTTGCATTTGTGCCGTTACTTGATCATAATCTAATGCGGTTGAATTATATCTTAATCTAAAAGTAGCGGCATCGGTCCCACCAGTTGAAACTAATAGATTATCTGCATATAAATCATAGTCCGAATTAAAACTTGTTATTAATGTAGGAATTTGCGAAAAGTCAAATAAAACATATTGATAATCAGCAACTGTATTAAGTTCATTAATAGTCATATCAAACATTGTATAGAATTCAACACCATTAACATTAACGATTGTTTTTCTCGGTACAGTTGTTGTATTAAATTGTGTAAACGCATTTCTAGTTGGAACTATTTCTCCAAGATATAATAGAGTAATGAAAAGACATATTTCATTTACTTTTACATCAGACCTTTTTAATACTGGTAATGAATTGGGGCCAATTGGAGAATTGTCAATGATGATATTAGAATTTATATAATCATCCTCAGTTACAGTTCTTTCTAAAGCTGTTAAATTAATAATAGAATTACGGCGAACTTCTTCAACTCCTTCTTCATCTTCTCCGCCAGTTGCAGAAACCGGATTAACTACTTCGTAACTTACTAATTCCGTAACTCCAGCATCAGTCTCATTGTATATTCTTTCAGCACTTCTTATTGTACCTGCAATTACATTTCCATCTTCACCCTGAGTTAATGTCAATGTAAATCTTACTGTACTACTTGCCGGAGGTTGATATCCAATTATACCATTACCGAACGAAACATTTATACCCTCATCCGTTCTTCTTAATATATAACCTTTTGTATTTTCATCCATTAAATACAAACTGTTGTATAAGGTATATGTATCCCATCCTGTTTGATTTGGTTCTCTAACTTCAACCAAAATTTCAGCAAGTTTATCATCAAATGGAACATCTAAATTAACAAATTGATATACTTGAAGATCACTAGGAATTTGAAACTCTTGGATGTCTTCTGTTAATTGTCTAAAATTTATAGCAAATGCAAAATAATCATCTTCGATTACAACAGGAATATTAAATACTTTTGTGCCTTCTTGAGCTGTAATCCTTACAGCAGAATTGTTTGTTATTTCAATTGTTGTTTCATAATATGTTGTAAAGGTAACATCTGAACTTGCGTGTGCATTAAATCCTACAGGTATTACTATCTCTGCAACTGGATCAGAAAAACCAAAAGGGATTGTAAACAATACATCAGTAGTTGCATAGCTTGCAAGACTGGGATCGTAACCAAGAAATGCTGATAAATTATAAATAGAATCAGGTAGTTGTGCTTTGGTTAAAAAGAATTCTCGATATACAGATGTTTGATAAAACATCAAATTACTTGTAAGAGTTGCTAATGCTTCAACGATAAAGGATAGGAATGACGATTTCGTAAGATCTACATTTTCTAGTTCTAAATATTTTTTTAATTCTGCAATAATTAAATTTCTATTTTCTTCTCTAGATAAATATACATCATATGATACTTTATCATTAGTAGCCATTTTTTATCCCTTATACTAAATAAAATCCACTATTTGAATCAAACAATTCTCTTTTACATCTGTTTCTGAGTATTTCATTTTTTTGTAAAAGTCTTGTTAGATATTCTGCATCCTCAAGATTATGAATCTTTTTATCGTATTCATAAAAAGCATATGTGTCTAAAACCTGAGCATCAAGATCTCTTTCAGTAACACTTTGTTCAACTTCAACTTTTAATTTCCAAAATGTCCTATCAGTATTAACAGATTTTTCAACGCCTGATACATTAAAAATTGGATAAGTGTCATTTACAGGTCTTAGATATGCCTGCTCCATTTTTATTTTATCGTTTGGTAAAGGAGTAAAATTATAAGTACTTGGTATTACAAATCTTGTTTCTCCTTCTTTTATATAACCAATTTCTTGACCATCAAAAACTGTCGAAACATCTTCGACATAATAAACTGGAAGTAATAATATTTTATTCCATCTTACACCTGAAAATTCTCCAACTCTATCATATGAACCAGCAAATACATTTTCATCTTCCCATACAGTTGCTTCAGAATCAATATGATAATAAGTTGTAAGAAAGGCAACTATATCTTTGCTATAGAAATCATATATAAGATTCTGATACTCGTGAATATAATCGTATATTCTAGTAAATTTTTGAGTTGACATTAATTAGCATTCCTTGTTAAGAAGTCACTAAATGTTACATCATCAAATTTAACATCTAATGTGCCTTTCTCTCCTTGATAATTTGCATAAATTTTTACATCGAATCTTCTGCCGCTCGGCTGTAAGGTTATTTCTATATTTTCAATGCTTGCTCTGTTATCATACATTGATATCCTCGTTACTATTTCAGCTTTTATGCCTGCGACTGTAGAATCATCTGCGGGTTCAAATACATATTTATATAAATCGCTTCCAAATTCAGGATCATGTAAATATGTACCCCTTGGTGTAAGTAAAATATTGTTCCAAGAATTTAAAATAACATTTA